CTTGTTGAACGACGTAAAGACCTCTCGGTTCACTTCGAAGATGCTACGTCCGGCAAGCTGTCGCCAGTTCATGCTGGAATTGGTAAGTGTACCTCTGTCCTGGAAGCCTCCTATCGGTGAGCAAAGGACAAGCATATCAGAGCGGGACTGGATACCGGTAACGTCCTGACCGCCAATGAGGACAACACTCTTGAGTTCGCCATCATTGAAGAAGAACTCATCGATGGTTACTTCAGTTGTGAGGCTGGGTGTGCGACCTTGCATAGTCTGGTAATTCCAGCCTAACTGCTCTGCTTTGATAGCAGCAGCAGATTCTGTGATTTTGTATGAGTGGACGCAGGAAGACATTACTGTGCCGGTAAAGTTCGGGAAGGTATCGGCAGGATTCCACACATTGACTACGGGTATGCCCTTCTCTCGGTCATAGTAGACTGATATGGAGTACCAGCCCAGAACCAGGGCAAAGAAACCGAAGTCATCGATGAATGGCGATATACCGGCAAGCTTGCGGTCTCTGTCGGCTAAATCCCACATATACCTGCAGCCTCGGTCTACACGAGCCCTCTTGTCGAGGTCATAGGCCGACTCGGTCTCGATAGGAATAGTGTGAGAGAGGTCTCCCTTGGTCAAGAGATAGTGTGCCATGTTATAGAAGGTCTGCGGCTCATTGGAGACATAGCTCTCCATCCCTCGTGTATACAGGGCATCGATAAGGAGAAGGATATCATACCACTCCTTGAATTTGGTTAGTCTGGTTGACCAGTACTGCTTGAGACTGTTTATCTCTTGGTTGATAGTGTTTACATCTCGTGTTATAGGCATGTTTCCTCCTCTACCAGTTATATCCAGCAACATTGCCCTGATAGCCACCCGATGCTCCTGTCACTTTCTTGGTGACTATTGCAAGCATCAGTGATATGGCAAGGTCATCGAAAGATTGGGCTGTTGGTTTCAGCCTGATGTAGCGATAGCCTCTTAGCTGTCTGACTAGATTCGCATCCCAGATTTGGATGTACGGTAAGACATTCTTCATCTCAGTATAGAGAACGTGTTTGGTTTGGTCATTCGTCCACCAACCGACTTGGTGCGTTACCTTGCCGGATGTGAAGTCCCGCTGATGGTATAGCCTCGGATAGCTGGTCATCTGACCAAGAACAGCATATCCGGTAAAGTTCCGCTCTACGCAGATTTCAGCCCAATTGTAGGTCTTGCCCATCTCCTTGAGGACTGTGGCAAATTCATTGGGCTGGCATCGGGCAAGGAAGGTAGCAACTACCCGCCATTTGGAATCAAGCACAACGGCTGCTGAGAAGCTGCCTGTTGGTGAACCAGCAGCAGTATCTGCCCCAATGACATATTGTTCCTTGACATCGGGTTTTGCCCAGTAATCCCACATGACGGGTTTACTGTCAACAGTAGTTTCAAATCGTTCGGGGTCACGACATCCGGCAGATAAGCGATTGATAATGCTGGTATCGAAGACTGGGTCTCCAACTGTGATGAAGCAGGAGATTTCATCCTCTGGATACTCCTGCCAGAAGAGCCCGCCCTTCTCCGCTATCTTCCATCTACGCCAGCGAACCTGGTCTTTGGTGATGTGGTGCTGGTCTACTATGGCCTGTTCCTCATCGGTATAGTCAAAGTCTCCCCTGTCTGATGGAAGAGCTATCGGGGAGTTCTCCGGTATGCGATATTCATCCGTCCACCACCAAGGGAAGAAAAATGTGGTATAGGGGGACTTACCTTCTTTGGCTCGAATCCAACGGTCATAAAAGACATTGTCCTCACCATTGGGAGTACAATTACAAGACCAGATAGCCTTACCATTCCTCCTCACCATAAGGAAGTGGTCTTCTGGAATCGTAAGACAGTAAACCATTCCTCGGTATGGAACACGAGTTATCTGGTTTCTGCTGTGCCTTACCGAAGCTCTCTTAGCTTTGTAGAAGCTTATATTATAAGCCTCTTTATGTTTTCCAGAAGCAGACTTTACAGTATAGTTTGTTCTGAAGCCTAGCTTTAAACCTATCTCCTGAATATCATCCCGCAAAGAACAGTCCTTTGTTATACATCGGTTCCGCTTTTTCTCCCCATCTCCCATCATATAAGCTTTTAACAGTAGAGATAATCTATTCTTTGGTAAGTTTAAGACAGTTCTTGGTAATCTCTTTGGTTTAGTATAGGGGCTCATGTAATCCGCAAAAGCTTTTCCTGGTATTGTAAACTGACAACCATTAGCATACACACCAAGTTTCTTCCCCAGATAAGCAGCTACTAAACCTGCAACTTCCCTAAACCTTTCCTGGTATATTCCCTCTTGATAGATAGATACCGCATATTTCTCTACCCACCCCTCGGAAACAAAGAAACCAAGATATTCCAGCCAAATCTCCGCAGGAATAGGCTTTCCTGCTACCAGGAAAACTGGTATATCCTCTCCAAGCCATTCCATACCTGCCTCAAATTCCCACTCTGAGTAATCAAATAGTTCTCTAGCTTGATATATACCAAAGGGCTGAATAGTTCCGCTTTTTCTTGCCCACAGATTGTGGTTTGGTGTAACAGCTAAATCTATTCCTTTTCCAGTTACCCTAACAAGTTCAGTAGCTGGTCTCTCAATTTTTTCTGTAATATCAGACCAATAGGCAATACCAGTTTCTCTGTTCTTAGAAAGAACATTATCGGTAAGCTCTACATCTTGAAATCGTAGCCAACCTCTCTTTGTAAGAATCTCCGTCATATCATCATAGCATTCGATTGTAATCTCGCCTTGGAGCGGTACGGCATCTTCTACGCCATTGAGGATTGTTTCCCCATCCTCATAATGGGCAAGCTCGGACAAGAGGACTTTGCGGATGGTATCACCACGACCAAAGGCTCTGGAACCGGCTGTACCAACATAGATACTGGAATGGAGCTGGGGGAAAGACTTCTCACTGCGGCTACCTGCTCCGAGTTCGGGCTTGGGAGGAAGCATGGTGTCATAGTAGAACTGCACTCGGTCAAGCAGTCGCTGTGTGGCATGGGTCTCGTGGGAGACAACGGCACAAGTAGAATGGGGCTTGGTAATGCAGTCCGTGAACATATCGGCCAGGACTATACTGGATAGACCACCCTGGCGATGCTTCAGTACAATATTACGATTGGACTTATTGCGAAGAAAGTGGGCTTGCATCCGGTTTGGGCGATACGAAACTACATCACCTGCCTTATCATCGATGTATAGCAGATGCTCAATAAGGTCTGCTCGGTCAATTGTCATTGTCATTAGCCGAATCCTTTAGGCAATTTCGGAAGAGCAAATTTCCTCTTCACTCTCAGGACATTCTTGTTCACCTTCCGAGAGAAGTTCGCCCTCCGTACATTCTGCCGTCTGGCCAAGGTTTGCTTGTATGTGCTGCCCATTTATAACCTCCGGAGTTATATGTTGGTCGGGTATTTGATTATTGTTATTCACGATTATGGCCTGCAGTCTCGCTTGCCAGGGATTGACTGGGGGAGCTGAGACATCCAGGTCTGTTACCAGTTTGGAATAGACATCCTTGGCAATAGGAGTCTTGATAAGGTCATAACATCGGCTGGAAAGCTCTTTTGTCATGACATCAATCATCTTCTCCTCCATGAGAATAGCTGCTATCTGGTTGCTCTTTCTCAGGAGCTTGATTGCTTCTTTCTTGTAGTGCTTGGTCAGTGCTACCCTCTGGCGGTTGATTCGGATAAAGTCCTGGTTCTCATCGGTATTATCAAACCAATGATTGTACTCAGAGGTCTTGACATTACAGAGAACCCTTGCTTGAGCCGCATCAATATCGGCAATCCGGAATAGCAGGAACTTCCGCTGGTTGCCAATTATGGGGCTGAGGATTTCTTCTAGGGTTGGTTCTGCTATTTGTTCAGTCATAGAAACTCCTTGATACTGAAGACTACCACAAGAAAGTCTGACTGTCAACTGGGTAGTTAAGCGATTTTGGACAGAAATCGGGGAAGGAGGATTGGGGCTTGACAATTTAGCAAAAAGGTGCTACGATTGGCAAACGAGACTAAACAGTGAAACCGAACTAGATACCTTTAAAGGGTAGGGATTGAAAAACGGGTTTTGTCCAAAATAATATAAAGGGAGGCCACATGTTTCTTCAGAATGCAAAGCGAAAGCACGTATGCGGTCATTGTGGTAATGACATCGAAAGGGGGGAAATCTTCTGTGTCCAGTTTGTACCAAGAGAGGGCAATCCCAAGCCCTGGGCTGCGATGTATCATTTTGCTTGCTGGATTCCGCATATGGAAAAGATGCTCCAGAAGAAGTATGATAATTTTGCAGGAAAGGACATATGTAGGCCACCCATGAAGGGTAGGCCAAGGATTCCCACAACCGATAGGCCACTACGACGAAAATTGCTATCTTTGAGGGCATTCCACGCAAAGAGGGGGAATGTGGCAAGGGTAGAGGAAATCAACCGGCAAATAAAAGCTTTGGAGGTAACGAATGAAGTGTCCGGAATGCAAAGTGAAAATGAGCAAGATTCACGGACAGGTCAAGTGTCCTAAGTGCGGAAAGAACTGGTAAGGAGGACTGATATGTGGTTAAGAAGGTTACTGCAGCGAAAACAGAACGGCTGGCCTCACCAGGTTGAGCTGGAAATCAAACCGGTAGAGCCTCCGGATATCTCCTGGAACAATGTATATACTGAATCTGAGACAGAGCAGGAGTGTCCTGTTCCCTGCAAGGACTGTCCATTCGGGGACAGACCAACAGCATAGAACCATTGTTCGGGATGGAAAGGTGCTCGGAGTTCGGAGCTACGGTGCTTCTCCGCTGCGGCTCCGCAGCACCCTACCTCCTTACCCCTCTCACCTATCCCTCCCTCCGAGAACGGGAAGACAGCAAAATCCAGAAAGGAATCGAAACTGTATGAGTCACACTGAGGATTATATATATGTAGTTGTGTGTAAAAAATGCTTGAAAATGGTTCAGTGTTCCTATGAGGATACCAATGTAAATCTCGAACTGTTTGAGCACTATTCGGGAAAAAGGAAGGACTTCCCAGAAAAACTGCTGGATAGCTGCTGTAGCTGCCCAGAAGCAGAGAGTTCCGATGGGAAAATATCTAAGAGAAACTTTAACAGATAGACCGTATGGCCTTTTGTTAAGTACCTTTCTGGGAGGGATTTTTTTATGAGAGTAGAATCATTATTATTACGTCCACTACAGACAGTGGGTGGGGGGATACCCCAGCCTTATTCGTGATTGATTGAAGAAGAACGGCATGGCATGGAGCGTAGAGGCAGACTACGATGCTAGAGAATGTTGATGTGTGCATCGCAGACCAGCGAAGGGGGGACTATAGGGGGGATGGATAGGATAGAGCAGGCTTGCCCCACCAAGGTCATGCCCCTCCCTTATCATGCTTCGATGGTATCGCATTGCAGCCAGCTTCCATCGCTCACCATCTTCAGCATCATACCCAGCACCACCATCATCACCTTTGCCCCCCAGGTACACATCCATGCCTTCGCATCCCATATCCCCACCAAGCACGACCCCACGACCAACATCGGGGAGCGTCCCTTGTTGGTCTTCCACCCCGTCTTGATAAAACAGGCCAGTCGGCAAAGCCGACTCGTGGCAAGCCACTATCCCTTCTCTCTCTCCCGTTCTCCACATTATAATGCTTGCCTTCGGGGAGCCCAGCACCACAGCACAGCCCCCCTTCATACAGGTATTATCAGGTATGAACTCCCCGATTTGCGATGTCTTGTCAAGCCCGCTCGCTCGTGCGGGTAGGAAGTTATTCACAGTTCAACGCCGCTCGCCCGTCATAGCTCATGGTCGGTACAAATGCTAGAGGTAATGGGATACGCATTTGCCCCATGATGCATCTATGACGGCTATGGGGCTTGTCCGCTTCGCACAAGACATGGCAAGCATTCCTCCCCCACATGGCGGGAGAGACCGACTCTACCGACTACAATAGAAAGGAGTGTTATGACTACAGATGCAGTACCAAGAGTGAAAGTACGGCGACACAAAGCCCTTGCATGTGCCAGATGCAAGACTATTATCCCCAGTACAGAAGTGGCAAGTGGTTGCCCGCAGTGTGGCGACACTCGGCTAATCATAGTAATCTTGCCCGCTAAGTAATGCTTAAAAAAAACGAAAGGTAGGTACTTACAATGGATAGCAATCTCTTGAACGGACTCAGCGACAAGGCATTAGAGGAATACTTGGAGAAGTACAAGGACAATCCAGCAGTATTCCAGCAGTTATCGGGTATCAAGGAAGCCAGGTCAAAAAACGCCGAGGTAGCCGAACTCCAGCTTCAGGAAGAAGTGAAGCAGACCGAGCTTACCGCAGAGTTTACGGACTACGTGTTAAGCTTGATGGCGGACGCACCAAAGCGACCATCTTCAGTGTGCAACTTCCTTGTGCGATGGCAAACGACCAAGACATCCCAGACCGTAGACGGAAAGACCGTTGAGTCAGAGGTCAGCGGATGGGCAATCGATATGAATCATGCTTGCAAGGCCAGTTCACCCAATACGAAGACTACTACCGAGAAGGCAGCCGGTAAGCTAGAGGTCACAGCATTCAAGCTTGAGGCAGACCCAGCAGACCCGACTAAGAAGGTCAAGCGGGTACTCGGCAAGTATCCGAGCATGAGGGCAGCGTGCAACAACAACGGCGTAACAGCCACAGCCGCATCAGCCAGACAGGATGCCATGCACGCAGGTATCTACTTCGAGTAGACAGAGCAAGTAACCAGCATGGGGGGCAGTCCAGCAATGGATTGCTCCCCTTTTTTATTGGTCGAATGTACCAGCAATGGAACAATGTTAGTAGTAGTCCAAACCAACGAGCCAGTGCTCGTAGTTCGTATGACGAACAACTCGCCAACTATCAGCCATGCAGACCAGGCCGACTAAGCGGATTCGGCAAGCAAGCTTGCCCCTTCTATCATGTCTCCGCTACCCACCACTACCAAGCCCGACCCCGTCGCTCGACCCCATCCACCCAACTCCACCCCATCCGGCCAGACTGCAGCATAAGCTGCGGCACGGGTCGGCATTGCCCACCTGCCCTGGCTCTGGCAGTCCAGCATAAGGTTTTGGTTCGCACTATGTTATGAAGACTGGTTTGAAACTGTGTACCCCTCAAACCACGAGCCAACCTTGTCTGGTCAGCAATGGTGGGAGAGTTATGCACTGGGTGTGCAAAACCTTGCTGGCCTGCGAACAAACAGCTAGTGCGTAACTGGTGCATAACTGCCCCGAACCAGTAGCAGTCCACTCCACTTCCCGATGCAGCTCGGCAAGGCCGCTGGCCGCCACCTGCCATCGTAGCCATACCGAAAAGACGGCTGGAATCGGGGCATTATGTCAAGCAGTTCATTTGAGATAGACTGCCCAAAAAGCCTTGTGTCGGCTGGACATACGTGGGACAATGACCTTGCCGAGAAAGATAAGCCTCGACTGACTTGACAACTGAATATAGCTCAGCCCCTAAACCTGCAGAACATGGATTGGCTCTGAGGTATGCAGAACTGAGGCGGCACAGACAGCGAAACTGCTATGGCTCTTAAATGAGGAACAGATGGCATCTGGCCTCTGCCACATGCTCTTAAATGCTAGCTGAACTACCGCCGATGAACCGCTATCAACCACAGAGACCGGCTGAATAAACCACGAGTGCGTAGCATAGTGGGACAGTTAGAGGGGATACTGTTTTACTATATGCTAGGGCTGGTAAGGTATAACAACTTACCAGTCCTGGCAGGTAGTAGAATGCTGCCTGGAAGGAGGAACACAAGATGCATCTACAAGGAATACCAGATGATGCCCTGATTAAAGAGCTGGATGAACTCTATCGCCTTATCTTCTTCTCTGTCTATTTCGGTACAGCGGAAATGATACGCTTTACCAGATTGCAGAAGGAACTGTGGCGGAGAGGTTATGACAGCCACATTTCCTCAGGAGGAGGCACTATGGAGGTTACTCATGCATAGAGAATATTGCATAGACTATACCTTCAGCCAGAAAGAGGGAGTTGCCAACAAGCTGGAAGACCTGGTCTACAAGCAGACCCATATCCCCTCTGGTACATCCTCAAACCAGCTTATCTATGTCAAGGACAAGAAAAGGCTGGTAGCTTTACTGGGACATTGGAATCGCTCCACTACGCTGTGGAAGTATGAACTGATAGGCTAATCAATGCAGATAAGAAAGGGGGTGATACAGTATGTGCTTAGCACGGGTTACTGACCAACAGGTCAATACCAACATCGGGTACAAGGTCTTCGAGGTCGGGGACAGGTTCGGAGAATTCAAGACTCCAGTTACTGGTAAGGAGTTCCAACTGGGAGTCGAGAAGCGGGATAACAGCAAGGCCATTGTACGCATTCCAGCGAATCGATATCGTCGCTGGAGTGAGCAAGACTACAAAGCTGGATATCACATCTTCATCAACCTGTCAGACGCAGAGAAGTATGCCAAGAGAGGCCAGCTTATCTGCATGGTACACTTCAACTGCGTATCTGCAGTAGGCTTCCAGGGGCTGCGTGTCGGAAGGCGTGTCGATAACGCTCTGACCGTAGTTGCCAGCCGCATGACTATCATGCAGGTCATGGGACAGAAGAAGTAGGCAGCTAGTAGTGTCCCCACAGCCCCTGACTATGGTTGGTTGGGGGCTGTCAGGAATCTATTAGAAGGAGGCTAGAATGACCGAGAAACGGCCTTTTCTATGCCAGCCATATAAGGAGGTATCTGATGGACAAACTAGCCCTACAGCTAACTAAACCGATACAGCTCGTTCCCGTCTACCACAGATGGGAGCGTAATCTGTATATAGACCACGATAAGCTATGCCAGCTTGAGCCGCTGGTGCTGATTCTACCCGATGACTTCATCCAGAACTAGATGGCTACAAAAACAGAAGGAGGTATGCAGATTAGAGAGATTGACCAGATTCCACAACACCCGACCAGCTCAACTTCAGTGAGGAGGTACTGATGACACCGATGTTCAGCAAGAAGCACTATGTAAAATTGGCAAATGCTGTTGCTCAGCTTCCAGCAGCAATAAAACCACCAGTAGTGCTGCAACTATCCAAAATATTTGAAGCTGACAACATACTATTCAGTAAAGACAGGTTCGAAGAAACCTGTAAGATTAAGAAGGAGGAAAACTAGAATGGTACGCAGAAACAACAGCCAGAACAATGACACAGAGGATGACAACAACTATGAAGAGGTCGCTCCTGAACCTGCGGGCGGATGGACTCGCCCCGACCATACTCCTGCCGGACAGGTCATAATCGAGACTGGTCGTGGCAACTCGGTCAACATCGACGCTGGAGAGCCATTCCAGCCCACCATCGAGCGGATTGCTGATGAGGCCAATTACGGCGGATACTTCAGGGTATTCTTGAACGGTGAGGAAATCGTAGACCCTGCCACTGCTCCGGAAACACTGGAAGCGGGCATGAGAGTCACGCTGACCCCCTATGATAAGGTTGGGGCTGACGATGATATCACTTACCAGCGGGAAGGCGATATCCTGACCATTCGTGTTACTCTCTCAGCCGGTGTACCCAGCAAGAGTTCCGGAAAGAACCTGGTCAAGGCTTCCACTGGCGGCTTCAGGATTATCCCTGGAACAGACATGCGGCTTAACCTCATGGTCATAGCACCAATATAGTAACAACCAGGGGGCTGGTAGGGTCATGCTCTGCCAGCCCCTATCTTATTCTACATAGGAGGAACATATGCCAGATGCATTTACATTACAAGATGTGCTGGATGCGGTAGAAGCACAAGGAACACTACTGGCTTTCGACATGGGGGAACATGCTTTCTGTTACATAGATAGTAACTGCCCAAAAGCTGTTTCTCTACGTCGAGTGCTGGCAGAAGCAAAGATAGACTTGGAAAAGCTGGAAGCCCCTAAACAGCCAGATAATGTATTCGCCAGCCCTACCATGTTACAGCCAGTAATAGCCCAAGTAACCATCGGAGGACAGAGCATTGACCTTTCTGGTCTGGTTCAGCAAGAAGCTGTCTACCAGATACAGCGGTTAATTGATGCTGCTAATGAAAATCATAGTAGAGTAACCAGGCTTGGGGATAGTTTATATGCTACCTACATACAGCAGCTACGGGATGCCAGGAAGATGCCTGTGCTTCCCCAATTGCAGTTCCCAATCGAACAGTTACTAGCCTTGAACTGTACCATAGCAATCGGAGAGGACAAGCGTTACTACCAGATTGGCTTTGAATGCAGGTATGCTCCGAAGTGGCTGTACTCTACGGGCAAGCGGTACGAGATATCAGCTACCGTTGCCGAGACACTGGAACGAGATACGATTTTAATCTTTCCAGTCTCAAGGGATATGAAGATTCTGCATCCTACCCTGTATAAACGAAATGGGCAGAAGCTGAATCACTATCACGGCTTTGGTGCAGATTGCTGGGGAACAGCCAGGATGATTAGATGCTGGGATGGGTCACTGCAGCAGCTATGGAATCAGTTCCGATTGCTGACTGGAGCCCTGACAACCATTAATCTGGACTCGCTCATGTCGCACCAGCCAGATGACATGCCCCATATCGAAGAACTGAAGCGGCATTCAACTGTTATGGGTGAAGAGGGAAAGCTGGATGCTACTCCCGAACCGGCAGCCAGCGGTGTGAATCGTGGCTGGGGGAGAATACCAACTGGAGGTAGACCATAATGGATAACAATCTATATCAGCGACAGATTCCGCTACAATTATCTGTACCGCAAGCCATCACGGTTATAGGCTGTGGTGGTATCGGCAGTTGGGTTGCGATAGATGCTGCCATGTCTGGGGTCGATACTATCTTTCTGTTTGACCCAGACATCATGGAAGAGCATAACCGCAACAGACTTCCGTTTTGCCAGGGCAGCCTCAATCGCCCGAAGGTAGAGGTAGTGAGGGACTACATTCTAGCAATCAGGCCGCAATGCAATGTTATTGCAATCCAGGAAAGACTTGATGGTATCCTGCTGGAGATTCAGCTCAAGCTGGGTATTCCCTTCATCGAATGCACAGATAGTCCGAAGAGCCAGATTCAACTGTACAATGAGTGCAAGAAGCACAATGTCCATTTTATCAAGGCTGGCTATGACGGCACTCACATCACAGTAACATCGAATGTATCCGGCTGGATAAAAGCAGCCGCAGAGGAAACCTATGCCATTGCTCCTTCCTGGGTTGTACCGGCACAGATAGTAGCAGCAGTTGCTATTGCCAAACTTATGAAGTACCCAACCCAGGAAACAAGTCTGGATATATCAGAGATAGGTATGCCAATACTGGCTAAACGGCCTAGTCCAAGAGGAGCCAGATGTAGAGAAAGAACAGGAGGTAGCCGATAATGGCAGGATGGAAAGTCCCCAAGAAAGATGAGGTCAAGGACTGCTCACTGGTTGCTATACCGAGGGTCTATATGGAAACCTCAGTCAAATTCAAAATCGAAGCCCTGATGGAAGCCTATCCGCACAGGGAATGGCTGGGCTATCTGGTTGGTGAGAATACAGAGCGGGATATCAGCATCAAAGACATCGTCATACCGCCACATGCACATTCAGGCTCGGCCAGTGCTGAACCGGAACCGATGCATGTACCGGAAAACTGCGTCGGGTTTATCCACAGTCATCACTCGATGGGAGCGTTTCACAGTGGCACTGATGATGCCCACGTAGACCGCAACTATCCGCTGAGCATCACAGTCGCCAAGCACTATGGGAACGGGCTTGACTTCGATGCCCTGACCTGTCAAACTACGCCATGCAAAAAGCTTCTGATGGCTCGTACCACAATCAGCTTCCGGTTCCCAAGAATACCGGTTTCAGACGAATGGCTGAAGGAGGCACAGGAGAACATTGACAAAGGCATAGCAGCTATCCCGACCTATACTCCCCAGTCTTATTCCGGTATCCAGCCGATGCTTATTCCATCCTTTGCTAACAGGAACGGAGAGGTAGAGGTAGGCTTCAACTGTAACGGTCACTTCATATCTGAGCAAGACTACTATAAGCATCTGCGGGAGATATTCAACGATGACAGTATCGGAAAGGGTGAACGGGGCAAGGATTACAAAATCGGAGAGGCCAGTGCCAGATGGGAAGAAGACAAGGACTCCGACAATCCCCTGCTTACCGGTGCAGCCGAGGACTGCAAATGGAAGAAAAAGTAATTCTATCAGACGATGAGAGAGCGGCTGTGCTGAAGATGCTGGAGGAATTAACAGCAGCAGGCAACCGCTCGCTCATGTTCTTTGTTATCCCACTCAGTCAATGGGATAGCATAAGACAACGATATAACTTTTAAGGAGGCGTATGGACTGGAAAAATCTTGAATTACTGGACTTGGCTGAAACTCAGAGGAGCCTTCTCAGGAAGAAAGGTCATCGCCTATCCTTTGACTGCTTCAACATGAAAATGAACAGGGACGGTAAGCGGTGTCGGTGCAGTTTCGGACACACACACAATCAAGATGTGCTGTTTGTCCTGTTAGGCAAATGCTGTATCTCATGTAAGGACTGTAGCCAATATGACAGTGGTGCATGATGTTGCAGAGTATGTCCGGACTACCCGACCATTACCGCAGTTCTACATAGACAATATACTACCGCAACAGGGAACGATGCTGCTCTACGGTAGTCCAAAGGTCAAGAAGTCCTGGCTGGTTCAACACATGGCGTTCTGTATCTCACAGGGCTGTCCCTGGTTGGGCTTTAACACCGTACAGGCCAGGACACTAATCGCACAGTTCGAGATATCGGAGCTATCCTACTACTGGCGGCTACGGAATATGGCAATGAACTTCCATCTGGCTCCTGGCTGGCTATATGAAATGAGCCCAAGCCTGATGTATCTGGAGGAAGACCGAACATATGAACGTTTTGCCGAGTTGGTCAGGCCGATAGCACCGCAGCTAATCATCCTGGATTGTCTTGCAGCTTGCTTTGGTGGCGATGAGAATGATGGCAGAGATGTGGCTAAGCTGATTGAGAAGCTGGCACTGTTGAAAGACGAACATCATGCGTCGTTAATCATAGTCCACCATACCAACAAGAGCATCCAGACCACATCATCCGTCGATAAGGCAAGAGGACACTCCAGACTGGCCGGTTGGGTTGATACGCTGGCCTACATGTGTGAACAGCCCACCGGAGTACAGATACAATACAAGGCCAGACAAACCACAAGGGAACTCTTTAACCAGAACATTGTATTCGAGAATCATAACTGGACAGAAAGGAGAACACAGTGAAATTTCTGAAATGGATTAAGGAAGCAGTCAGAGACATCATGTGGCCTGAAGCTTCCCATAAGACCGACTCAGTCCGAGCACAGGAATGGGACATCTTTGTTCCCAGGGTTCGGTATCACATCGACCACTACACAGTACCGCAATACGGAGACTTCCCGAATGACCCAGTTACCGGCTTTACCATTGCGGATTACAAGACCAACATGCTGCGGTACTGTAACCGAATAGGCACTGGAATGAGAGGAAAGGCAGAGGAACAGCGGGACTGCCTGAAGCTGGCTCATTATGCCTGTATGCTGTACTTCAAGTATACGAGGGGGGAGAAATGAGAAAGATAGTAGAAACCTATCAGCTTGACTATCGGAATGCCTCCGTGAAGTTGCGGATACCGGCTGGAGCCGAGCTTCTAACTGTTCGTACAGATAGGCGGGAAGAGCTTTCTCTCTATGCGATAGTAGACAAAGACCAGGCGGAAGAGGAAACCCGCACCTTTGCCATTCTAGGCACTAATGATGCCATTCCGTCTGATGACCGAGTCTATATCGGGAGTGCAACTTCTGGAAGCAGCCATTTCCTGTGGCATGTGTTCGAGATTTTCGAGCGGAAGAATTAGCTATGGCTGGATTGGCACGAGCAATTTGCAACAGAGGGTCTTGCAAAAATAATGACAAGGGTATATGCTATTCTCCCACCATGCCCATACTCATAGCTGGTGAACACTATCGCCCAAACCAATCGCCGGTATTATTGGAATGTCAGACCTATAAAGCAAAGACGAAGGAGGAACAGGATGAAGATGCACTGAAACCTTGATAGTCTACCCCAATGTACAGCCAGAAAATAAATCAGAGGAGGAATTTGTGACACCAGTATTAAACAGCAAACAGGCAAAGGAATCAGGATTCGCTCAGGTTCGTGATGCAATCCAGCGTATCGAGGGGGATGTTGACTCAGTAACCTTCGACACGTGGGGAGGCAAGCTGGTCGATGATGACGGCAAGCCCGTACCGCCCAAGGAGTTCTGTGAGGTAAAGCTCCTCAACTGCAAGGTGCTCGAATCCAGTGAGGAACTGTCGATGGAAATCGATGGCAAGGATTTCAGTTTCAGGGTAAACTGCTCGGACTTCAAGGGAAGCTTCTGGGTTGACCTGTTCCTTGCCTCAGCCGATGCGAACAAGGTCATTATACCAGAGGGCATCCTGCACAAGCGATGCATCTTCAAGAAAGCTACGCTGGTTGCAAAGAAAGACCCGAAGTTCAATAAGACTGCCTTCGTAATCGAGAAAGTCAGCGAGATTTCCAAGGACGGCACAGCCGCACCTGCTCCGGCAGCTACTGCAACATCCGCTTCGGCTGCAGCACCAGCAGCCTTCGACCCCATTGCCCTGGCCTGCGACCTGGCCGATGGCAAGACCGAAGCCATGTTCCGCTCCACCATCAGTCTTGAGCCTCGGATGGTAGGCAATCCCATGCTATCCCTGGTCAAGTCAGGAGCACTGACCGAGGCACTGGTCAAGGATGGACTGCTTACCACAGTCAAAGATGGCGACAAGACCATCTACCGCAAAGTGAAAAAGTAGCCCACAGCTTCAGGGGCAGGGGGTCTGTGGGAGGGGCAGTTATTCACCCCTATACTCGCCCCCTGCCCGCTAATTCAGGAGGGAGGAATCGTGGCAAAAAAGCAACCAAAAGACTGGAAAGAGGAACTGGCTTTACGCAGAGAGCATCCGTTTATCCCAGTCTATATCCACAAAGAAGACTTGGATAAGATGATACAGCTTATCGAAAAGCACATGGTCAGTCTTGGTAACAAGGATATGCTGTCTATCCGCAAGCAAGCAAAGGAAGCAGCTCTGGATATCTGTTACCACCTGTATCGCAAGGAAAATATCAGAAAGGGGTATTCAACATAGTGGAATTTGAACTGAGTCCAGAAATGCGACAAAGAGTGTTCGACCAGATTCGGGCAGCAGTTGTCAAAGACAGAGCCGGTATACACCTGTCTGATAACATCTACTGTCTGCGGAAAGCATACTTCAGGAAGATGGGTCTGTCACCGCAGCCCTCCGATGAACTGTGCTTGCTCTGGCTTACCGGCTATGCGTTTCAGGCATACATGTTTCCTCTGGATAAGGAGATAACTTTCCAGGTGGACGGTATCGACTGTACGCCGGATATTCCCAGTGGCATCGAGGTCAAGTCAACCCGAATGTCGATGGGCAAGTTTGACCCGAATAACCAGCTACACTGGCAGCGTCAAATCCTCGGCTACTGTAAGGCTTTGAATCTACTGGAATATGACCTTGTTGTCATGCACGTAGCTGGGAATTACAGACCGCCATTCCCCGATATTGTCTGTTACCGCATCAAGACCACGCAGGAGGAGATTGACTTCAACTGGCAAGTCATTCTGGAGAATGCCAAGAACCTGCAGGAAGCCTTAACCAGCCAGACACCGCCTGTTCCTACCTGTCAGGACTGGGAATGGGAACACTGCGAGAATGTTGAGCTTTGTCCTGACACGGCCTGTTACCGCAAGTATCGGATGAAGAAGACAGGTAAGTAGAAACTGATGGATGCTAAGACACTTGCTGAAAAAGCCCATAAGGAAGGAAGACAGGCTTTTGCGTGGGGTATACATAGCTCTAAAAACCCCTATAATGCTCATGCAGAATACAATACCGATGAGTATCTGAAGTTCCATAACTGGCAGAATGGCTGGAACTACGCCATGATAAGAAAGGACAAGGAATGACCTTTACAGTCTTCACATGGGTACTGGCCGCTCTTGCTGTTGTCGGCGTTATCCTCAACATCAAGAAGAAACGAATCTGCTTTGTCATCTGGCTATTCACGAACTCGGCCTGGTGCATAGTGGATGCCATAAGGGGAATCCCAGCCCAGTCAGCCTTGTTTGCTCTATACACAGTGCTGGCAATATGGGGAATTTACGAATGGAGGAAAGAGAAATGAAAGAACATTTGCTGTGGATTTACAATCAGCTTCGAGGGAAGCATATCCAGTGTGAGAATCGGCACTATACCTCGGCTGTCCGGTCATTCCAATGTCAGAAGGAAGCTGGTCACTTTGGTCGGTGTGTCGATAGTCTCGGCAGGACACTCATACCCAACAGCGAACCCAAGCCCAAGAAACCCAAGCTAAAGGCAGTTTAATATGCTGGTGCAGCAATACATTCTGACATCAGCCCACTGTAAAGCATCTATACCGATTGATGCTGTTGTGCTCAGTGCAAAGAGGGTAGGCAAGGACATCAATATCTTTGTCGAACTGGACGAGACCAGACCGGTTGTACTGCGGACATTCATTGCCGTACCGACAGGAGCGAAGCTTCCTCCGGTACTGGGCATATTCATCTACATCGATACGGTACAGATGGACAAGGTATTCTGGCACATCTATGAACTGAAGGAGAAACTATGCCCAAGAAACCCAAGCTAAGTCTGTCAAAATTGGATATAATAAAGCGTATAGATATCCGCTCAGTTACAGAACACAATATTACTGTAGAACTTTCTGATATAAACACAGTTCTAGACAAGAATACACGAATGACTGTTGAGATATATCATGGTGTACGAAGTATAGAGGCGGCTGTGTATATACGCACACGGAAGGAGAAACTATGCGAGAAAAAGTGATGCTGGTTGGAGACAGCAATACCTCCAAGACATTCAGCCTGATTAGCTTGGCTATGCTATATCCCAGCAGCAAGGTAATCATATTCGACCCCGATGATGGTTCCAGTAAGACACTGGACGAGCTTGGCCTGACCCCCAATGACCTGCCGAACCTCATGATAATACCGGTACGGGCAGATTGGGGAGAGTTTAAGACTGCTTATGACATCGTCAAGCCTACGCTGACTGAGAAAGACTGGATGTGCTTCGACATGCTCGGACGCTTCTGGGACTTGGCACAGCAATACTACGCACAGCAGGTCTTTGGCAAGAATCCGGTTGAGCATCTGCTGTCTCTCAAGAAGCAAGCTCAGAGCACTCAGTTCAACGGCTTCGATGGGCTGCAGGACTGGCCACTTATCAAGCGTATCTATGGTGAGCTGTTCATCGATGATGCAGTAGTCTACTCCAAGTTCAACGTCATGGCAACCTGCGGAGTCAAGGAATTCCTGCCAGTAGAGCGAGTGCCGAAGACGGGTATTCAGTCCCTCTATGCTCTGAGATTCGGTATCAAGCCGGACGGGGAAAAGCATAACGTCTATCGCTTCGATACCCAGGCTGTACTATACCGCAAGAAAGAGGGCGGTTACTTCTTTAAGCTGGTACGGGATAGAGGCCGTCAAGTACAGGATACCGAGTTTGAGATTACCGGCAAGAACTTCTGGAATGTCTATGCCGAATACAGAGGTATCAAGTTATGATAACAGTCGATTTGCGAGAACACTCCCAGCATCCGGAGACTGAAAAATTAGCAGGAGGCAATACACAGATAATAATGCTTGATGCTGCTGATTATGCTTTCTTGGACAGGGATTCTCGTCCGACTGGTATCGAACGCTGTGAAATCGGAAACCTTATTCAGAAACTAC